TCTCGAGCAGGGCGTTGATTACACCGGAACAGTTTGGAAACTGTAATGGCAAACTATCTTTATGTCTGCGACAACGACCATGCACGAATGGTCACAATGTCTGTCTTTGATACTTCCGTTTACTACTGTGACGAGTGTTCGTTGGAGATGTGGCGGAAACCCCAACAGTACGGTCTGAGCTTCAAAGGCTCAGGTTTCTACAGTAAGGACAAATGAAATGCACCTATTTGGAAACGTCGGTGATCGGCCTAAAGTGTCGTATCGTGACGCGATTGAACGCCGCAATGATGCGCTACCCGCTGAAGTCATCGAGGACGACGACGAACCGGAATGAAAACACTTGCCCTAGTCCCGTGGGATATCAGCACGCCAGACACGGGCGGTAAGCAACGCTGTTATGAACTGCTAACCGGTGTGCCTGGTGTGACTACGTTTGCACTGTCGTGGGATAACCAAGAGTCTCAGACCGCGCTCAACGGGATGCCTTACCGTGTGATACCAGCCGGTGCGAAGGCCGCTGACCGGGCGCACAAACTGTTCGGGCAGGGCTTCCACAGTTATGACGCAATGCCCACACTCTGCCTAGATGATCTGAACGTAATACGAAAAGCGATAGATGACTTCAACCCTGACCTGATTATCCTCGAGCACCCTTGGTTGGTAGAGCTAACCGATGGCCGACCATACCTGTATGACGCACACAACTTTGAAAGTCTCGCAACCGCGTCACTGTTCGGGCGCAACAGCATGGACTACAACATGGTTGCCGACATCGAAAGGTGGGCTGTCTCCGGCGCAGAACACGTTACTTATTGCAGTGCCGATGATTGGCGCATGATGGGCGACAACTGGGAGTTACCACCCGGCACACACATACCCAACGGCACACACGTACCAGACAAGGTTGCAACCGGCGAAAACCTAAACCTTATCTTTGTCGGATCACTGTACGGGCCGAACATTAAAGCCGCGCAAAGACTCATAGACATGGCTCACCTACTGCCTGAGTATCACATTCACATCGTCGGGCGATGCTCCGAGCCACTGACCAGCGACGAACCAAACGTGACACTTCACGGCTACAAGACTGAGCAAGCCCTTGACCGACTGCTACAGATGTCACATATCTTTGTGAACCTGGTTACTGAAGGCTCAGGCACACACCTAAAGATTGCTAAGGCACTCGCGTATGGGTTGCCCGTAGTAACGCTTCTCGCTGGCTCTCGAGGCTATGAGGCTGTGCTCGTCACAGACCTAGACAGCGCACCCGACGACATACGCAGTATCACGAGAGACTGGAACAACCGACACACCATCGCACTCAACGCCGCGCAACAATACGACTGGGCAAACATCAAACAACAATTCGCCAACGTTATACACGGCCTACAGTGAGATTCAACAAGCCTTGCCTAGGTTGCGGAGCACTAAGTCTCAACAACTACTGCGACGTGTGCGCAAAAGCGATTGAAAGAAAACGGGACAGTGACCCCATACGGGTAGCCCGTAAGCGGGGGCTGTATGGCCCCAACTACCGCCGACTCGCACCAATAGTAAAAGCAAACGCAACAAACTGCCACATCTGCCATGAAGGCTACAAAGCAAACGACCCGTGGGAGGCAGACCACCTCGACCCCACGCTCGGCGATCAGTCTCCGCTCGCGCCTAGCCACCGGTCATGCAACCAAGCAAGAGGCAACAAACCACTGTAAACACACGCACACACGCGCCTACCCCCTCACCGGCATCTGACCGGAGTACCCTTTTTCCTGCAATAGCGCGCATCCTCACCCCGCAGTCCAAGGAAAACACGCAGTGACGCTTGAGTAGTGTTTCCTATGCTTGCCTTTTTTTAGTTGTGTAATACTTCGAGAGTGGAAACAAACCTACTTTGTGATGCTTGCGGGGTGATGATTTCTGGCGCGCTTGTGAGCGGCGAACGGCTTTTGTGTAATGGCAACGTATGCAGGCTTGAGCGTTATCAGCCAAGTGTGCGAGTTACGGTGTTGTGTGAGGTTTGCGGATTAGCGTTTGAGGTTGGGAAGCGAAAAAGATATTGCTCGCCTGATTGTTCAGTGGAAGCTAATCGTCAAAGAGCTTTGCGAAAGGCTGAGTTGGTGCGAGCCTCGAGGCCGGAAACTAAAGTCAAGATTTGTGGATGGTGTGGTGATGGGGTTGAGGTGTCCTCTTCCTCGTTGGCGTCGAAGTTGTATCACGATGCGTGCAGGGCTGAGGCGACTCGTCATCGTAATCGTAAGAAGACTGTGAAGCGTCAGGGCGCGAAGACTGTGGAGCGCATTGACATTTTTGTTTTGGCAGAGCGTGACAATTTTGTGTGTCATATTTGTTCGGGTTTGGTTGATATGTCTGTGTCTCGAGTGTCTCGTTTTGGTGCAACGGTTGATCATGTTGTGCCTATTTCGAAAGGTGGTTTGGATTCGTTGGAGAATGTGCGTTTGGCGCATTGGATTTGTAACATTCGGAAGAGCGATAGTTTGGAGTTTGTAAATGGTTAATCCTGGTAAACCTGCTGAGCTGAAGCGGTTGGTTGGTTCGCGACATTATCAGCCGAGTGAGTCTGTGACGTTTGTGCCGGAGGTTGAGGTGATGCCTGAGCCGTTGCGCATGTTGGGGCCGTCGGGGCTCGAGTTGTGGAAACGCATTTGGAGCATGGGGAAGGTTTGGCTTTCGCTTTCCACTGACATTGACGTGTTGCAGATTTTGTGTGAGCAACTTGATGAGCGTGATTCGTTGCGCGAGTTGGTGTTGTCTGATGTTGAGGCGTGGCGTGAGCGTGCTGCGTTGCGCGAGTTGGAGAAATCAATTCGTTCTAATCTTTCTATTTTGGGTTTTACGCCTACGGATCGCATGAAGTTGGGTGTGGCTGAGGTGCAGAAGATGTCTAAGTTGGAAGAGCTTATGGCAATGAAGCGACCTGATGCCGAGTAGTTGGCCACCGGCTTTTCTTACGCCGGTTGATTCTGAGGCTTTGGCGCGCAGTGATGGCTGGAAGGCCGCGCGGTTTGCGGAGTTGTTTGGTTCGATCGGTAAGGATGGTATTGCTGGGCGTGCTGGTGAGCCGTTGAAAATGCGTGAATGGCAAACAGAATTACTGCGGCATTTGTATGCGCGCGATGAGTCTGGCGGTTACGTTGCAAGAACGGCACTCGTGGGCGTTGCTAGGAAGAACGGTAAAAGTGCGCTCGCCAGTGCGTCGATTGCACTGTTCTCACTCGTGGCTGAAGGCGTGCAGGGTGCGGAGGTCATAATTTGTGCGGCGACGAAAGAGCAGGCACGCATTGTGTTTGGTGAGGCTCGGCGTATGGTGCAGTCGAGTGAGTTGGCGAATGAGGTTCAGGTTTACCGTGACTCAATTTTTGTTCCGGCTACTCAATCAGTTTTGCGTGTTATCGCTAGTGAGAGTTTCTCGGCCGAGGGGCTGAACCCGAGCCGCGTCGTTATTGACGAGTTGCACGCTCACCGTGATCGGTCATTGTTTGACGTTATGAGTTTGGCTATGGGTAACCGTGGTTCGATTGCGCAACTTGTGGCCGTGACTACGGCAGGTCTGAAGAATGATGTGACCGGTGGGGAGTCTGTCGCTTATCAGCTTTACCAATACGGCAAGAAGGTTGCTACGGGTGAGGTTGTTGACCCGTCTTTTTTCATGGCTTGGTGGGAGGCTCCCGAACGGTTAAAGCACGATGATCCGGAGGCGTGGCGGATTGCTAATCCGGGCTTTGATGATTTGGTGTCTGAGAAGGATTTTGCGAGCGCGGTGCTGACAACTCCCGAGGCTGAGTTTCGCACCAAGCGTTTGAATCAGTGGGTGAATGTGAAACAGGCGTGGCTTCCCCCTGGTGCGTGGGAGAACTTGCAAGAGGATGGTGTGCGCCTCGAGCCCGGCGATGAGTATGTGTTGGGTTTTGATGGTTCGTGGAAGAATGACTGCACTGCGGTTGTGGCGATTATCAAGCCGCGCTTTGAGGATGATGTTTATCGTGTGATGCGCGTGGCCTCATGGGAACGCGAGATGACTGATGACGATTCGTGGGTTGTTGATAAACAACTGGTCGTGAACACGGTGATGGATTTCGTGCGCGAGAATCCGGGTTGTATTGAGCTCGTGGCCGATGTGTCTTTTTGGCAGGATGAGGCGTATCAGTGGGCGCAGGCTGGGCTTCCCGTTGTGGAGTATCCGCAAACGCTAAACCGTCTTGTGCCGGCGACGGCAAAACTGTATGAGGGGATTATGGCGGGGAAGATTCGCCATGACGGTGATGGCGCGATTCAACGTCACGTTGATAACTGCATACTCAAGATGGATAGTAAGGGTGGTTCACGGCTGACGAAGGATTACCGTAACCCGCGTTTGAAGATTGACCTTGCGATTGCTTTGCTCATGGCTTATGACCGGGCATCCGGTAAACTAGAGTCACCGGTTCCACAATTTTACGGATAGGTTTATGAAACTTTTTTCAATGGTCGCGCAGATTGCCGGGCTAGTCGCGGTGACGGCTGGGGTGTCGCTTATCTTTCTTCCTGCCGGTTTGATTGTTGGCGGTGCGTGTTTGGTGCTTGTCGGGTTCGCTTTTGGAATGAGTAAATAATGTTGTTCAATCGTCTGTTCGAGCAGCGCAATATCTCGTATCAAACCATGTGGGCTTCGGGCGACATGGTTGAGTTGAACAACCTTGCTGGCACTGTTGTGAACAATGACACGGTGTTTCAGGTCAACGCGATTTTTAGCGGTGTCAGTCTTATCAGTGATTTGGTTTCTACTCTGCCGGTTGATTGTTTTGTTAATCGTGATGGGGCGCGTTTTCCGTTTCGGCCTAAGCCGTCTTGGGTGGATCAGCCTGATGTTGATTTGCCGCGGCAAGCGTTTTATTCGTCGGTTGTCACGAGTCTGCTACTCGATGGCAATGCGTTTATTCGCGTGTACTCGAACCGACGGGGCGAGGTTGTCAACCTTGTTGTGTTGAACCCGACCACGGTGCAGATTGTCAGAAACGGTATTGGGCGTTTGCAGTTCAATGTGACTGGCGAGGAACAACCGTTGACCGCCGATGACATTCTTTATATCCCGGATTTGTTGCGCCCTGGTCAGGTGCGTGGTGTCTCACGGGTAACTGCGTTGAAAGAAAACTTTGGTCTTGCTCTCGCTCTCGAGAAGTTCGCGGCCACCTTTTTTGGTTCTGGTACTAACCTTGCCGGTGTTATTGAGTTCCCCGGCAACCTCACGCAGGAACAAGCTGACAACCTGCGTTCAGGTTTTGATTCACGACACTCGGGTTGGTCGCGGTCTAACCGCACCGGCGTGCTGTCGGGCGGCGCACAATTCAAACCGACTCAGATTGACCCGCAACAGTCGAGCTTGATTGACTCACGCCGTTTCGCTGTCGAGGATGTGGCGCGTGCGCTAAACATTCCACCGCACTTGCTCGGGCTTCCGGGCACTATGGCCTATGCAAGCGTTGAGGAGAACAACCGGGCGTTTTTGACTTCGACTATTCAGCCGATGGTGGCAAAGATTGAGTCTGCTATTTCTCCGTTGATGAGGCGTTCGCCTGGTGGTGAGAACGCGTATGTGAAGTTCAACATGGATGCGCTTTTGCGTGCGAACATTCAGGCGCGTACTGCCGCGTATTCGTCGGGGCTACAGGCGGGGTATTTGACTATCAATGATGTGCGCCGTCTTGAGGATTTGTTGCCGGTTGAATCGCCGTATGCAAACGAGGTGCGCGTACCGTTGGCGAACGTGACCATTACGGATTCCGAGTTGACGGCGGATGAGAAGCGGGTGCGTATGGCTAATGTTTTGGTGTTGTCTGGTTATGATCCGGCGGAGTCGTTGGCGGCTGTTGGTCTTGACCCGATTGCACACACTGGTTTGCCCAGTACGCAACTGCAACCCGTGGCGCAAGTCGACCCTACTGACCCGAACAAGGCCTATAAGGATGTGATTTAGTCATGCAGTCACCTGGACGTTTGAACATGGAGTGCTATCAGGGCGCGAGCTTTGATTACACGTTGACGTGGCAGACCGGCGGGACACCTGTGAACCTGTCGGGGTATTCGGCGCGTATGCAGGTGCGTGATGGTTTTGATGGCGGTTCGGCCATTGTGAACCTGACTTCGGGCACTGGTATCACGTTGGGTGGGACGGCTGGGACGATTGTTGTGGCGTTGACCGCTACGCAAACGGCGGCGATTGACGCGACGCCTTCCGGTCAGTACGTTTATGATCTTGAGCTTGTGAGCGGTTCGACTGTGACGCGCTTGGTTGAGGGAAATTTCTTGGTCAGCCCGGAAGTCACTAGAGCATGACCACTGTTACTGTGACGACTTCAACAGCGGTTGTTGAGGTTATCCCACCATCTTCTGCAACGGTTACAACGTCGGGCGCGGCGACGGCGACGGTTAGTGTTGCACCTGATTTTGTGTGGCCCGCACCGGCTGAGTTTACGGTTGAGGGTGGAACGCTTGGAACTCAACCAACTTTCAACGGCGCGCCATTGTTTACGGGCAGTTTTGTCAAAATGGGTTCGCTAGTTCATTTCGAGATTCAAGTTGACTTTGACAACATCACCAGTTTTGGCTCGGGGCAATACTATGTGAACTTGCCTTACCCGGCCGCGTTTGCTTACGAGTTCACGGCGGGTTGTTTGCACGACATAAGCACTGGGAGAACGTACCCGATTTTCGGTCACGTCTTTGCGGGTGAGTCTCAGTTGCGTTTGGAGTCGATGGACGCGCAGGGGAACACAACTTTCAATGTGCCTTTTGAGCAGGGTGCTCCGGTGACTTTGAATGTTGCAGACAATTTCCACGTTTCTGGCACTTACATTACGAGCGCATAATGCCTTATTACATTACGCAAGAGAACGCGGATTGCTCCGGTTGGGCTGTCATGGCCATTGACTCCGATGAGGTGTTTGGTTGCCACACAACGAAGCAGTCTGCGATTGACCAGGCGGTGGCGATTTCGTTGGCGGAGGAGGTTGAGTTTTTGGGTGAGCGTAATGAGTCGGGGCCACAGGTTGTGGTGACTGATATTGACGGCACGATTTTCATTGACGGCAACAAGACGAACGAGAACCTGTTGGCGTATCTTGACAGTTTCCCTGACACGTCTATTTTTGTGGTGACGGGGCGACTCGAGGAGGATCGTGAGCGCACGAGCAACGAGCTGACGGATGCCGGGGTGCGCTTTGATGATTTGATTATGCGCCCGGATGAGTCTTTGACTAGTAACGAGTTCAAGGCTGAGACTGCGGTGCGGTTGATGGAAACATATAACGTGATGGTTGCGGTGGATAACGATGAGGGCGCACGCGCGGCCTATCGAGCCGCCGGTATCACGGCACTGCACCCTAATGAAGTTCCGGCTTCTCGTGCGGAGGCTAGAGCCGTTGATTTGACACCACCGGCTTACATGGTGGATGCGGCCCGTAAAGGGCTTGAATGGTTCGCTGAAGGGCTTGCTGGGGATGGTTTGACGGGGCGAACGGTGCGCGAGGCGCGCGATATGGTTGCCGGTCAGGTTTCGGCAGATAAGTGGGTGCGGATTGCGGCGTGGATTTCCCGCCACCTGGTTGATTTGGATTCGCCGGATGCTAATCCGGACTCGGACAATTACCCGAGCGCGGGTGTTGTTGCTCATGCGTTGTGGGGTTCGGATGGTGGCAAGTCGGGCGCGCGCAGGGTGCTTTCCTATGCTGAGGATATAATTGGTAGAATTGAGGCGGAGAACACTAACCGATCTAAGGGTGGCACTGTGTCGAAAATTGAGACTCGCGTTTTTGTAAACGATTTTGAGGTGCGCGAAACGGCTGAAGGTATGACGCTCACCGGCTACGCTGCTCGGTTTAACGAGCCTTCTGAGCCATTGCCGTTTATTGAGCGCATTGCGCCTGGTGCGTTCAAGCGTTCACTTCGCGCTAAGAACGACATCAAATTGTTGTGGAACCATGACTCAAGTTCGGTTCTCGGTTCGACTCGGTCGGGCACGTTGCGTCTTTATGAAGATGAGATGGGTTTGCGTGTTGAGGCTGACCTGCCGGACACTCAGGCTGGACGTGATGCAAAGGTGCTGATCCAGCGCGGTGATGTGACCGGGTTCTCGTTTGGGTTTACTGTTCCCGCTAACGGTGACTCTTGGAGCTCAGACGGCACTGAACGCACACTGAAGTCTGTGCGCCTTTTGGAAGTATCAACTGGGGTTGCTTTTCCGGCTTACCCCTCGACGAACGGAACTGCTCAAGTGCGCTCATTAGAAGATGTTGTTGTGGCTGTCGGCGTTGACTATGACGCGCTCAGCATGGTGCTTGGCAAGGTTGCTGCTGGTGAGCCAATCACTTACGCTGAGAAGGAAGTTATGGAGTTGGTTTTGGACGCTTTGGTACCTGAAGAAGAAGCACCGGTTGAGGATGCGCCGATGGATGAGGCGATGACTGAGCAGAACGGCCTTGATCAGTTGGCGTTGCACCGTAAGAAGATTGCGCTCATGGAGTTGCTCGATAGCCTGTAATCCTCACTCTACTGAGTAGAGACTTTGGTATTCTTAAGGTATGCGTTTGACCGTTAGCGGCGATGCTAGGTTTTCCGTCAGCGGTTGCCGTTCATAATCCTTTCTACCTTTGGAGTATTCACAATGAGTGATTTCATTAAGGGCCAGACTGAGGAACGCGCTAACCTGATTTTTCAGGTTCGTGACATCCTTGATCGGGCTGAAGCTGAGGCCCGTGGCCTCACCGTTGACGACCTGGGACACGTTGAGCGTCTCGAGGCTCGTATTGCCGACATTGACACCGGCATTTCCGTAGCACGTCGCTCTGAGGAGCGTCAGGCTGAGGTTGCTGAAGCCGCACGCGGTTTCGTTCCTGCTGTTGAGTCTCGTGACGATTCTGCGATTCTTCGTAGCATTGCTATGGGAGAAATGCGTGGCCACGAGTTCCGCGCTGCTCTTACCCCCACTAGCGGTTCGGGAGTTGTTCCTTACGACTTCTACGCCCAGGTGTTTGAGTTCCTGCAGAACAGCAACCCGCTGTTCAGCACGTCCACCATTATCACGACCACTGGTGGCAACACGCTGCAGATTCCTAAGGTTACGGCTGCCGGTACTTACGGTCAGTTTGCTGCCGGTTCCGCTATCTCTGAGCAGAACCCTACGCTCAGTCAGCTGAACCTTGGTGCGTACAAGTTCGGTGCACTGGTTAGCCTGTCGAACGAGATCATTGCTGATTCTGGCGTGAACCTTCTCGACCTGGTTGCCCGTATTTCGTCGCGTGAAATCGCGTTTGATGCTGGCGCGAAACTGACCACGGGTACTGGAACGGTTGAGCCTACGGGTATCGTCACCGCTGCCGGTTCGGGTGTAACGGGAACCGCTACAAGCGGTGCGCCGACATACGAAAACCTCGTTGACCTGACCTATTCGGTAGCCGGTGACAACCGCGCATCGTATGGCTTCATGGTTTCGACCTCGGCACTCGCCGCTATCCGTAAGATCAAGGACACCGCAGGTAACTTCATCTTCGCACCCTCAATTTCGGTTGATGGCCGCGATTACCTGATGGGCAACGTGATCCACGAGAACGCTTCCATGCCGGCTGTTGCTGCAACTGCCGCATCGAAGAGCATTGTTTACGGAAAGCTTGATGACTTCATTGTTCGTCAGGCTGGCGGTATTCAGGTTGCAACTTCGACTGACTACGCGTTCAACCAGGATGTTACGACGTTCCGGGTGACGTGGCGCGGGGACTCCGGTCTCGCTGCCGATTCGGTCAACTACTTCCGTGGTGGCACTGCCTAAACGGTTGTAAACGGAAATCCCCCGGCGTTGTAGGTTCGCCGGGGGATTTCTTTGTCTGCGAGGCTTAGTCCCCGTAGCCGGGAGCGTGCATCGAAACGGTGTAGTTGTTCTTCTCCTGAATCCACTGGTCAACTGCTTCACCAAGAGTCTCGGCGTAGTAGACGGCGTGTCCTTCGCGCGGCTCAAACTCTACGGAGTCGCGGTTCTTGCCAACGTAGTAGACGGTGCCAATTGCTTCGTCGCCGCGGTAGACGTTCCACGCCCACATTGCTTTGTTGCGGATTTCGAGGGTGTAGTTTGCGATTTCCATGATTTCCCTTTCGTTTCGGGCTGCCTGCCCTATATATATAAGTATAAAGACTTTTGCGGGTTTGTCTACTTATTTTGCAACTTTTTTTATTTTTTTCTGGCTAGACTTTTCCCATGACCTACGAACAGATCGACGGACTTATTTCGCTCGCCTCAAATTCTCCCGGCCAACCAACCGGCTACGGCCAGCAGGGCGCAATGCTGGTGGAGCGGATGGTGCGCCACGGTATCAAGGTGGCTGCGCTAAGTAATTTTGGGCTTGAGGGTGTTGCTGGTGAGCTTGAGTTTGCGGGGAAGAAGATTCCGCATTACCCTCGCGGGTTCAAACAGTACAGCGATGATGTGATTCAGCCGTGGCATGAGGATTTTGTGGGGCAGAATCCGGGCGTGCCCGACGCGTGTTTCACGCTCTATGACGTGTGGGTGTATAACGATGTTCCGCCGCGCAACGATTTTCCAACGAAGTTTATTTCTTGGGTTCCACTGGATCACCAGTCATTGCCGCCGGCGGTGGCTAAGTGGCTGCTTCGCCCAAATGTCACACCGATAACAATGTCACCTCATGGGCAACGCCAACTTGAGGCGGCGGGTATCGCGTCAACGTATATTCCGCACGCGATTGACACCAAAGTCTTTAAGCCGCGCGAGACTATGAGCGACGGGGTGAAGGCACGCGAGTATCTTGGGGTCAAGCCTGACGAGTTTTTGGTGGGCGTGGTGAGCGCGAATAAGGCCAACGGTTTGATTCATCGCAAAGCCTATTCCGAACTAATTTTGGCCTGGTCAATATTCCTAAAGTCATACCCAAAAAGCAAGATGTACATTCACACCGAGCCGTCAGGGATCATGGGCGGGTTTGACTTGCCGGTTCTTTTGCAAGCGTGTGGTGTGCCACCGGAGTCAATCATTTTTCCGGAGCGTGACCGTTTGCGTAAGGGCTACTCGCAGGAGGACATGGCTGCGCTTTATAGCGCGTTTGACGTGTTGGCTAACCCTTCGTATGGGGAAGGCTTTGGTATTCCGGCTGTGGAGGCTCAGGCGTGTGGCACGAGGGTAATTTGTTCGGGCTGGGCGGCGAGTGCCGACCTAGTTGCTGAGGATGGTTGGTTGTTGCAGGGTGTCCCGTTTTGGGATGAACCTCAAAAGGCGTGGTGGTCTATACCGCTGGTTGATTCGATTCACAATGCCCTCGTGGAGGCTTATAAAGCACCTCGTGGGCCGTCTAAGGTTGCCCGCGAGTTTGCCTCTCAGTTCGACGCTGAGCGCGTCTGGAAGTGGGGCTGGTTGCCTTTCCTACGCGAGTTTTTCAAATGATTCCCGTAATGATCCTGCCGACACTAACGCGGCATGATCTAGCGGTGAAAATGTTGGCGAGCATTGACTACCCGGTTGGCTTGCTCATCATTGTGAACAATCACCCGAGCGCAAACTTTGAGGGCACTGATTCGATACCGGATTGTGTAGCGGATTATCGGGTGTTGAATATGCCTGCAAATCTTGGCTGTGCTGGATCGTGGAATCTTGGTATTAAGTGTTCGCCGTTTGCGCCGTGGTGGATGATTGTTAGTGATGATGTGGTGTTTCAGCCTGGCACGCTGGAGGACTTTGCTGCGGAGTGTTCGCCGGATGGGTTGACGCTAAGCGATCAGTGGCCTCACTGGCAGTTTTTCGGGGTTGGCGAGAACGTGGTTGACGCTGTGGGCTTGTTCGATGAGAACATTTTTCCGGCAAATTTTGAGGACGATGATTATCAGCGACGCTGTGAGGTTGCAGGTGTTGCCATTAGGCAAGTCACTGCACCACACACTCATGTCAAACAGGGGACGGTTCACGCTACTAAGTGGGTTGCACAGAACGCGCGAACTTATAACGCCAACGAGGTTTATTTTGTAAGAAAGGTTGACCGTGACGATGTGACCGCTGGTGAGTGGTCTTTGAAGATTCGGCGCGCTAACGATTGGGGCAAGTGATGGCACATCCTGAGCAACGAGTGTTTTTTGAGAAGATGCGGGAGAGTTTCCCGGATGCCTTTACAGGGGTGAGCGTGCTCGAGGTGGGTTCATTAAATATCAACGGGACGGTGCGCGATTTCTTCGACGCGAAAGAATATATCGGTGTTGACCTGGTGGAGGGTCCGGGCGTGGATCGTGTGTGTGCAGGGCAGTCACTCGATTACGTTGACAACTGGTTTGATGTGGTGGTGTCAGCGGAGTGTTTTGAGCACAACAGCGAATGGGTTGCCACGTTTGCGAACATGGCGCGAATGTCTGGCAAGTATGTGTTTTTCACTTGCGCTTCGACGGGGCGCGCTGAGCATGGAACACACGATAGTTTGCCGGATGAGTCGCCGGTGACGAATGATTACTACCAGAATTTGACTGAGCAGGATTTTCGGGGCGTGTTTGATTTGCCTACTGTGTTTGCCGATTTTGGTTTTGAATACAACGCCCAGTCATGCGACCTCTATTTTTATGGTGTGACGCGGTAAACTAGAAGCATGATTACAAATGGTTACTGTTCGCTTGCCGATTTGAAGGCGGCGTTGCGCGTGCAGGATTCCATTGACGACTCGTTGCTCGAGTTGGCCATCGAGTCGGCCTCACGCGAGATTGACGGGTACTGCGAGCGCGTGTTTTATAGCACGACAGGCACGCGTGTTTACGCGCCGACAAATGTTTTCACAGTGACCACTGACGACATCATTTCTGTGACGACTCTGAAGAGTTCCAGCGACGGTGTGACGTATGACATCACCTGGGCGACGAGCGATTACCAGCTCGAGCCGTTAAACGGTGTCGCCGGTGGTCTTGTTACGCCTTTCACAAGGATTCGCGCGACGGGTAATTACTTGATGCCGTCATTTTCGGTTGGTACGTTTTACGAACTTGAGGCTTTGATTCAGGTTGTGGGTGTGTTTGGTTGGTCTGCTGTTCCGGCGGCTATCCGTCAGGCTACTGTGATTCTGGCTATGCGTTTGTTCAAGCGTTTGGATGCGCCTTTGGGAATGATTAGCAATGATCTCGGCAGTATGCGTGTGGGCAGGTTTGACCCGGACGTGGAGGCTCTCGTGGCTCCGTTCCGTAAGGTGAGTGCTGGCTAGTGGCTATTGCTGAGATTCGTGCCGGGTTGGCGGCGAACATTGCCACGATTAGCGGGTTGCGGGTTGCGGCGGAAATTCCGGATAACCCGTCACCACCTATTGCGGTGATCGCGCTGAATAACGTGTCTTACGATTTGGACTTTAACCGGGGCATGACGCTCTATAACTTTACGGTGACACTGATTGTTGGTCGTGTGGCTGAGAGAAACGCGCAGAGATTGCTTGATCAGTATGCGGGGAACGGTGAGCGGTCTATCAAGACGGCAGTGCAAATTGACCGGCAACTTGATGGGGCGGCTTTTGATGTGCGCCTTTCCGAAATGAGCACGCTTGGTGCGCTAAACTTAGGTGAGCAAACATATCTTGCCGCCGACTTCTTGATTCAAGTTTACGCAGAATGATAATGGAGAAATAAAAAATGCCAAAGTTCGTATTGACCAGCGTTACCACTTCCATAAATGGCGTGGACTTCAGCGACCACCTCGCTGCCGTCACCATTGACCTTTCTGCCGATGAGGTTGAGACAACGGCCTTTGGCGGTTCTGGTTTCCGCACTCGTGTTGGCGGTCTGAAGGATGGAAGCGTCACGCTTTCTTTCCACAACGACTTTGGCACATCAGGTTCTGACGCTGTTGACTCGACTATCTGGAACTTGTTTAACAGCAACGCCACGGTAGTCGTTCGTCCCACAAGCGGAACTGTTAGCTCGAGTAACCCTTCCTACACTGGTGTGTTCCTGGTATCGCAGGTAAACCCGATTAGCGGATCCGTTGGCGACCTTGCCACACGCGACGTTACTTGGCCGACTGCCGGCACTGCTGGTATCACGCGAGGCACTGTCTAGCCATGAATCCCATAAACCTACTTATCAAGTTCGTGGACGGCGAAAGCCGTGAAGTGACGGCGATAGTGTCTGACCTTATGGCGTTCGAGGACAAGTTTGACAAGAGTGTTGCCGACTTCCAGAAGGGTGTGCGCTTGTCTTGGCTGGTGTTCATTGCGTGGAAGGCTGAAACCCGGACGAAGCAGACCACGCTTGAGTTTGAGGCTTACGCTGAGACGATTAGTGCCGTTGAGGTTCCTGAAGTAAAAAAATAGCGGGTCTCGGCGCATCGTCGGTTCATTGGAATCTTGCTGTGATTGCGTGCGAGACGGGCATTAGTCCTCGTGAGCTTGTGCAGTTGTCGCCGCGAATGTTGTGGACGATGGAGAAGTATCTTATCGCTAAGCATCGGCCTCGCTCCTAGGCGGTAAACTTAGGTAGGGAGTCTTTGATGATCAAGTTTGACTATGAAGCTGTGGGCGTGCGCGAAATGGTTGCGCGCCTCAAAGACATTGACCCTAAGCTCGTTTCTGCCTTTCGCAAAGAGCTGAAGGGCACTGCGCAAGATATGTCGAGTACTATCAAGTCTCGCATTTCGGTCACTCCCCCATTGACCGGCATGGGCGGTTACACACCCTATGCGTTGAAGTGGGAGGGGGCAAAGACTCGTGTGTCTATCGCTTTGGCTGGTTCTCGAGCGCGCGATATAACGCCTTTGTTTTCTATCAAGGTGGAAAGCCCGAAGGGTTCGCCTGGTTATATGGCTGCGGAGGTTGCGGGTAATCCTCGGGCGCGTGTTCGTCAGTCGTTGGTGTCTCGTACTAAGTGGGGCGGTTCTCAGCCTGGTGGCACGCAAGGTCAGTATCTGATTGCGCGCATGGTGCAGAAGTTCGGCCCGTTGAAGGGCAAGGGCGGAAACCGTATTGCGTGGAAGTATTTTTGGGAGCAACGACAGTTGTTGAACCGGGCGGCTTCGATGGTCATTGACAAGTTTGAGCGCAGGATAACGAACGAAATGGATCGCTAATGCCTATCAGTCTTAATATTCTTTCGAAGTTTGACGCGAAGGGTATCGGTCAGGCAACTTCAGGTCTTGACAAGCTCGGTAAGGTTGCGGGCGGTTTTGGTATCGCGGCGGGTGCGGCGTTTGCGGCTGCTGCTGCTGGTGCTGTGGCGTTTGGTATTTCGTCTATCAAAGCGGCGGCTGAGAGTGAATCTGTTGCTAGATCGCTTGAGCAGATTGCAAAAAACTCTGGGGCGTTTGGGCAGACTGCTGGTGAGGTTCAAAGCGCGGTTAAGGAACTGACTTCGTACACTACGGCGTTGTCTAAGTTGACTGGTGTTGACGATGAGGTTTTGAACTCGATTTTGCGCGGGTTTATTGCTGTGCCGGAGTTGGCGGGTAAGGGTGTTGATGGCCTAAAGAATATGGCGAAGGTTGCGCTGGATGTGGCTGCGGGCACGGGCAAGTCGGTGGAGTCCATTGGGGCCGCGTTTGTTAAGGTCGCGGGCGACGAGTCAACAGCATTGAGCAAGTTGCTTCGACAGGGCATTGTTTTCACTGAGGCGCAGAAGGATGCTTACAATCAGATTCTTGAGACTAATGGTGAGATTGCGGCGCAGGATTATCTTCTTGGTGAGTTGGGGACGACTTTTGAGGGCGCGGCGGAGGCGGCGGCTAATCCGTTTCTGAGACTGCAAGCCATTCTTGAGGACTTCCAAGAGAACTTGGGTAGCGCGTTTTTGCCTGCACTTGAAGAGGCTATCCCGATTATTCAGGAGGCCGTTGACGCGTTTGTGGCTTCTCCTGAGTTTGCTACTTTCATTGAGGATGCTTCGGCAGGCTTTTCCGAGATGCTCAAGTATTTGCCGGATGTGCTTAACTCGATGACAAATTTGGCGAATGACGCTCTGCCGCTTTTAAACGAGCTTTTGCCTATCTTCAATAATCTTGTGACTCTTGGCTCAGAAGGTTTGGGTGGCATGGCTGAAGAGTCCGGGAACGCTTTTAAAACTTTAACTGATCTTGCTTTTGTTATTAGGGCGATTACCGATTTTGGTGTTGCGTTTAACGAGTGGTTGGGTGATTCGCAGGAGGCTCTTGGCGATTTTGGCGGAGTCTTTAAGGGTGTCATTGATGCAATCATGGGCGCGTTGTTCCCGTTCCAAACTGCACTTGATCGGGTGGTGACGGCGATTAGGTTTATTACTGGTCAGCCGATGAACTTGCCTGGCTTTTCTGAGTTGCCCGCTCGGATTCGTCCGGCGATGGGTCGTCAAACTCCGATGGCGGAGGGTGGCATTGTTATGAGGCCGACATCTAACCTGTTGGTTGGTGAGGCGGGGCCGGAGGCTATTATTCCGCTGGATCGGATGGGCAATATGAGAGGCGGTCAGACTGTGAACGTGACGGTTAACACGGTTGCTGGTGATCCTGCGGCTATTGAGCGTGTGGTGTTGGATGCTATTTCACGGGCTTCGCGTCGGGGAACGACGAGGCTTGCAGTATGAGCGTCACATTGTATGACAGCACTGTGTTGACGGTGGAGATTGGGTTTTCTACGACTTCGGGCGCGAACACTGTTCCCTTGAATGGGTTGCTTACTGACATTGTGTGGACTGATGTGAGCGCGTATGTGCGTTCTGTTACAACTAATCGAGGCCGCAATAACGAGCTTGACGATTTCAGCACTGGTACGGCGAGTATCACGTTGTCGAATGCTGACCGCCGGTTTGACCCTGAGTATACGGCGGGGCCGTATTTTGGTGCGGTTACTCCTGGTCGCCCTGTTCGGGTTCGCGCACAATACGCTGGGGGCACAACGTTTGGCGTGTTTTTTGGTTGGGTTGATGGTTGGGATCAGCAATACAATTTTCCGGCTGACGCTACGGTGGTTGTTACGGCTTCGGATGCGTTCAAAATTTTGAATCAGTTGACTTTGCAGGGTTCTTGGGATTTGGAGACTGCGGCTTTTAACCCGTTTTGTTGGTGGAAGTTTGGGGAGTCCTCTCCGGCGAATCAGGCGCAGGGGTTTGGTTCTCGCCCCGCTAATTTGGGTTGGGTTGATACGACGGGTGCGGGTATTTTTGCTCAGTCGGCGGCTTCTCTTGTTGGTGATTCTGCTACGGGTTCAGCCCCGTTGAGTGGTGCGGCGATTGTTGCTTCGGGTTGGTCTACCCCTGCGTTGGTTCTGACCGATTATGAGGATATTACTCTTGAGCTAATTTTTTCGACTTCGACGACTGCTGACGGTTCGTATGGGATTGCCCGGTTTGATTCTGCGGAGTTTACTTTCGGCTTGGGCATGGTTGTTTCTGGTGGTAAAGGCACTGTCAAGTTTTGGCGTGGCTCATTGGCGGGTATCAACTTTGTGCAAATTTATGTGTCTGACATTGTGGTGAATGATGGGCAACCTCATATCATTCACATACCGGTTTACGGTGACTTTATGCCGACGACGATTGCGCCGACGGTTGACGCGGTGCAGGGAACTTACAGCACGTTGCGTTCGTGGACTGCGGGTTATGGGGCGGCGGATATTCGCGCGCAAATTGGTGCGCCGATGACTCAACTTGACGGCGACAATTTTGCGTCTTATTTCACTGGCACTGTTGATGAGGTTGTGATTCATTCGGTGTTGTTTGACCAGGCGGATTGCACTGATCGTTACCGGCAAATGTTGGGGACGTATGGGGCGGGTGATACGTCGGGTGAGCGCATCGACGTGTTGTTGGATTATGCGTTGTGGATGAGTGATGCGCGGTCTGTTGCTGGCGGTGATTCTACGGTGTCGGGTTTGTCTATCATTGACCAAACCGTTTTGGACGCTATCAAAGAGGTGGAGAAGGCTGAGCAGGGCCGGTTGTTTATTGACCGTGACGGCGATGTGGCTTTGATTCCACGGTTGAGCATTTATACGAACGCCACGTATTCGACTTCTCAGGCTACGTTTGGTGATGGTTCCGGCGAGTTGCCTTACTCGGATATTACATTTTCGTATGATGACCGGCTTATCAAGAATCGTTCTACGGTCAGCCGGCAGGGTGGTGGGACGTTCACAAGTGATGATACGGGTTCGCAGGATTCCTATTTTTTGCGCTCTGAGTCCATCACGGATTTGACGGTTGATAATGATGAGTTTGCCCGACAGGTGGCCGTGTATCGTGTGGCCACTTATGGGCAACCGAAACTGCGAATTGAGTCGTTGCAGGTGAAGCCGCGTCAGGTTCCGGCTGATTTGTTTCCGAAGGTGCTCGGGTATGAGATTGGCACACGAATTACGGTGAACCGACGGCCACAGAATGTTGGTTCTGTTATGACGAACGAGCTTCTGATTGAGGGTGTGGCGCATGATATTCAGGTTGATGGGTGGACAACGAATTGGGCGTTGTCGCCGGTTCCTTTTGATGCTTTTATTTTGGATAGTGCTACGCAGGGAGTTTTGAACACGGATCGTCTTGGTTTGTGACTGGTAAAATGATGTTAGGGAGTAAATAACTATGGCTGGACTGGGCTTCAAAACTTTTAACGCGGCGAGCGTTTTGACTGCGGCCGATTTGCAGGGTTACGCGGTCGATCAGTCGGTGATGGTGTTTGCCACGGCTGCTGCCCGGACTTCGGCATTGACTTCACCGTCTCAGGGCATGATGAGTTTTTTAAATGATTCCGGGACGACATGGATTTACTACGCTGCCTATAACGCCTCAACAAATCCGGGCGGTGCTGCTTCGGCCGGATGGTATCCGGCTCCTGGTAGTGCAATGTTTTTTGGTCAGGCGCAAAGGTCTGCAGTAACCGGTACAACATATACTGCGGGTTCGACGGGGTTTCTTTACACTGAATATGTTGACGGTCTTAACTGGCACTCAACTGTTACAAATACGAGTCGTATTACACCAACGGTTCGAGGCTTGTATCAGATGATGACTCAAACAAGTTTTTCTTCTATAGCGGCAGGTTCGCGCGTTGCCCGTATTGCCGTAAACGGGTCAAGTATTTCTGGTTCAACGCAGTCAACAACTGTTCCTGGTTCTCCTTACCCTTCAACTACTTTGGTTTACTTTCTAAATGGGTCTACAGATTATGTTGAATTTCTTAACTATCAAGATTCGGGCGGATCAGTAACCGTTACGCAACAAGTAAGCGTGACATTTCTTCGTCCAATTATTTTCTAATGCGTTATTACGATTCGCTTGGTGCTGCCGGTTACCCGATCAGTGCGCCTTGCACGACCATGCAGTGCAGTTATGACGAGCATTTGGCGCGCGGCAGTCGTGGCGGTGTTGATTACGCAGTGCGCACAGGCTCACCGGTTATTGCGCCAACAAAAGGCCGTGTGAGGAATTGGTCTAACGCGTCCGCCGGTAACGCCGTAGATTTCTTTCACATTGACGACAATGGCAACGAAACCGGCTTTTACGATCAGTTTATGCACTTGTCTGCGTTTGTCTCTCCGGGCGTTTATGAGCCGGGTGCTACCATTGGGTTTAGTGGAAACACGGGTTCGAGCACTGGGCCGCATATTCACTGGGATTTGGTTAATCCGCAGGGCAAGGTTGTCCGCCAGTGGGAATACTTCACTAACGAACCAACAAAGAATCAGGGTGCAGATATGTATTACAACGTTGTCACGGCTACGGGCTGGCAGTATGTGGTTGGTGCGGAGTATGTGCGCGTGATTACGGGTGCTGAAGTGCGGCACGTTGCATGGAACATGGGCGAACCTAAGCCTCACGCGACGCTTGATGATTTCGTGTTGTGGTGCAAGGCGTTGAACATTCCTGAGGATAAGGTGCGCGCGTTGTCTACTACGAACCGCACCTGGTCGAAGTTGGACACGATTAGCGGTGGTGGCGGTGCTACGCCGGCGCAGATTGCGGCTGCTGTTGATGCAAGTTTGAAGGATGATTTTGCGGCCATTCCCAAGACGGTGAATGATGATGTCGCCAAGCGCATGAGTTCGTAACTCATGGCCGCGCCAACCCTGACCGATGTTCTCGTTGCCTGTTCAAGGCTTGAGGCGAAACAGGATGCCATGATGCAAGCACTTGAAAGATTGCGTGACGAGAGTGACGGTCACTATAAACGGATTGCTGAGCTTGAGTCTAAGATTGCGGTTTTGGAGAGTCAGCGCGGCCCGAAGGTTCATTGGATCACAATTTTGGTGGGTATTCTCGCCTTGGTCGGTTTCGGCCTCGCACTTTTTGACCGGCTATATCAAACAAACACAACACCCTAGGGAGAAAATGAAATGAAGAAACTACTTAGCACTACTACCAGAAAGAGCATCTACGGGGTCGTCATCGCCCTGAACGGTCTGCTCGGCGTTGTTCTCCCGGTGTTGATTACCCAAGGCGTTATTGAGCCTTCAGTGGCCGCTACGATTGGTTCGATTGCGGCGAGCATCGTGGCTGTGGCTGGTTCGATTGTTGCTTTCAAGTTTGTTCCTGACGCTTCCGAGTGAATGAGTTTGACGTGGTTGATGGGGTTGCGTGCCCTGTTGATCCGGCTGAAGCTGCTCAGTGTGAGGGTTGTCAGTAAATTGCGCTAAATAACGAAACGCCTCGCCTAACCGGTGGGGCGTTTTGTTGTATGATTTGAGTGCGCCGGGTATTCCTTTCCCCCACTGCGCTGCCCCGAGTCGTCTGCCTCTTCGACTCGGGGCCTCTTCTTTTTTGTTGACGTTG